CGCTGACGATGGCACAACCCGCAGTCCGAGTCGAGGGCGGCAGGGAGCTGCGTCGAAAGTTCCGTGAAGTCGGCGACGACATGACCGACCTGAAAGACCTGCACAAAGAGCTCGCTGACGACGTCGCCGGCACCGCAAAGACGAAAACGCCGGTGCGTAGCGGCCGGCTCCGCAACTCGGTCCGAGGCTCCGGCACCAAAACCGCTGCTCGTGTTCGTGCCGGCAACAACCGAAAGAGCGGCCCGACCTCGGTGCCCTACGCCGGCCGAATCCACTTCGGCGACCCTGGCAGCCGCACCCGTGGCCGTATCAGGCCCCAGCCGTTCCTGTACGAAGCCCTCGACGATCGCCGCCAGCAAGTCGTCGACCGATACAACGACGAAGTCCGGGCCATCATCCGGCGCACGTTCTAGGATTGCGACATGGCAGCAGGTTCGAGCGTCATAAATGTTGCAATCCTGGGCGACGCTAAGCAGTTCAAGCGTGCTGTCGGTGAGGCAGGCGACAAGCTCAGCAGGTTCGGCAGCAAAGTCGGCACCGTCTCAACAAACGTCGTCAAAGGCTTCGGTGTCATGGCCGGTGCGGCCGGCGGCCTTTCCATCGTCATCGGCAAACAGCTGTTTGACGTCGGCGAGGAACTGACCGCCCTCGACCAGAAGATCGGCACCGTATTCTCCGGCAGCTCGCTGGACACTGTTACGAGCTGGGCTGACGAGGTCGCTGCCCGCATGGGCCTCACCTCGACCCAGGCCGCCGGCCTCGCTGCTAACGCCGGCGACCTGCTCAAGCCGATGGGGTTCACGGCCGACGAAGCCGCCAGCATGTCGACCGAGATCATCGGCCTAGCCGGTGCGTTGTCGGAATGGTCCGGCGGGCAGCGTGGCGTCGAGGAGACAGCCGAGATTCTGTCAAAGGCGCTGCTCGGCGAACGTGACTCGCTCAAGTCGCTCGGCATCTCGATCAATCAGGCCGAGGTCGACCAGCGTGCTTTGCTCCTCGCACAGCAAGACGGACGTGACGCCATCACCGAGCAGGACAAGGCACTGGCGACGCAGGCGCTGATCCTTGAAAAGTCGACCGATGCGCAGGAGGCATACGCTGCCGGCGGCAACAAACTTACCGCAGCACAAAACCGGCTCAAAGCAGCGTTTGGCGAGATTCAGGAACGCCTCGCCCGCAAACTGCTGCCGCTGTTCGCCAAAGCCGCCGACATCGTCGTCGAGCTCATCGAAGTGTTCGACAAGGACGGCCTGGGCGGCGTCATCTCGAACGTGTCGCAACGCATCAAAGACGCATGGCCGATGATCCGCATGCAGCTCGGCGTTTGGGCACAAGGGTTCGTGGACTGGATCAGGCAGGTCGGGCCGCCGTTCCTGGCCGCCCTCGGCAACCTGCTGCTCAGGTTCGGCAGCTGGTTCATTGACGACGCCCTGCCTGTCATCATCGACAAGCTCGGCGAATGGGCACGAGCGTTCATCGATTGGATCGGGCCGCTTATCCCGCCGTTCCTCATAGAGCTCGGCGACCTCATCGCACGGTTCGCTGAATGGTTCATCGGTCCCGGCCTGAACATGATCGTCACGAAGCTGGGCGAGTGGGCTGCTGCGTTCCTTGAGTGGGTCGGGCCGCTGATTCCGCCGCTGTTGCGCGAGCTCGGCAACCTGCTCGTGCGCATCGGCACCTGGATTGTCTCAGTCGGCCTGCCGCTGCTCGCTGGCAACATTCGCAGCTGGGCCGATGCCCTCGTCGACTGGATCATCGACGTTGCGCCTGACGTGCTTATCGCCCTCGGCAACCTGCTGTGGGACCTCGGCAGCTTCATCCGCAGAACAGCAAGAGACCTCGGCGAAGACCTGATCGACGCAATTGTCCGAGGCATCGAAGCAGCTCCAGGCGCACTGATCGACGCTGTGAGCTCGCTGCTGCCTGGCGGCGGTATCTTCGGCGCAGCTGCCGACTTCATCTTCGGCCGTGCAGCCGGCGGCCCGGTCAGCATCGGCAGCGCCCCGTACATCGTCGGCGAATCTGGCCCCGAGCTGTTCGTGCCGACCGGCTCGGGCACCATCATGAACAACAACCGGCTCGGCATGATGGGTGGCGGCGGCGGCGATACATTCAACATCACCGTAAACGTCCCGACTTCCAACGGCGACGACGTCGTGCGAGCCCTTCAGGACTACGTCCGACGGCGTGGAGCGATCCCGGTCCCGGTCGGGTCGGCCCGGTACTGATGGCACAGATCACGACGTGGGCCGTCAATGTTGGCAAGTACAGCGGCGCGTCGCTGTCCCTGACCGACCACGCTTCACGCACCCTCGGCCTGTCGATCGACCAGCAATGCGACCCTGGCCAGCTCGGCACCGGCCGAGCCACCGTCACCCTCGACAACTCTGACGGCGAGCTCACGCCTGGCGGCTCAGGCACCTACGCCAACGTCGACTGGCTCACCTCGGGCCTGTTCCTTGAGGCCACCGTCGACAGCGTCAGCGTGTCCGTGTTTCACGGCGTCATCACAGACTTTGCGATGACCGATGACGGCAACGGCAACAGCGCCGTCACCCTCACCGCCCTCGACGTGTTCCAGGTCGTCGGCCGGCAGGAATCGTTCACGTATTCGATGACAAACACGTCGACCGCTGACCAGCTGTACGACATGACCTCGCCGCACCTGTTGAGCAACGCCACAAAAGTGCCGACAATCGGCTACCCAACAATGCGCACGTATTGGGAAGAGCTCAACGCCTCGACCGAAAGCGTGGCGCACTACCTGCCGACCTCGGCCGGTTCCGTGGTGCTCGGGGACGTCATCAACAACAGCGTGATGCCAAACGAACAAACCGTGGCTTTCCCGACAATCCTCGACGATGACGGCACCTACGTCGCCAACGACTCGTGGGTCGGGTTCACTGTTGACGGCCTGGCACGGGCCGGCGTGTACGCCACCGGCGACGTGTTCGTGTTCACCGAGAACGACCCGATGCCGACCGGGCAGCTGCCTTTCCGATCGCTGGTGCGTGACTTCCACATCGACCTGATCACGAACGCAGCCCGCATCACAGCGCTCGGCGGTAGCACCGAACAGACCTACAGCGACGAGGACTCGCAGGAACGCTACGGATCACGCACACGCGTCTACCAAACAACGTCATTCGATGACGCTGCGGCGCTCTACACGGCGCAACTGTGGGTCAACCGGTACTCATACAAAGAAACGTTCGACATGACAGCGGCGACGTTGCAAGTCAGCGACAGCATGGTGCAATCCCGCACCGGCGACGTCGCGAAGTGGCGTGGCCTGCTCGACGTCACCGTCGGCTGGTGGAACACCGCCAGCGTCACCTACACCCCGACCGGCGGCAGCTCCCGCACCGACCAGGTCGTCACCGTCGGCCGCACCATCGACGCCACGCCCGCCGACACGACCGTCACGCTCCGGCTACGCCCGCAATCCGTGTACCTTGCCTTCATTCTTGATGACACGGAGCGCGGCGTGCTCGACACGAACAAACTAGGATGACACTGTGAGCAACCCGTTCCCCTTCGTCGCCGGCGCAACCCTGACCGCAGCCGAGCTCAACGCCATTGGCGAATCCGAAACGGACTGGACACCGTCCTTCTCCGCCGGCGTGACCGTCGGCGACGGCACCTTGTCCGGCACCTACCAACGCGTCAACGACTTCATTGTGGTGCAAGGCAGCTTTGTGCTCGGCAGCACGTCAGCAATCACCGGCGACGTGCGTGTCGATGTGCCCGTCAACGCATCCAACTCACGCGAGCTCGCTGTCGGCACAAAAGTGCTGCTGGACGACGACTCGTTCAATCGTGAGTACCAAGGCGTCGGCTATGCGTTCTCAGCGTCGCAGGTTCGGCTCCGGGTACTGAAGAACGACACAGCAAACGACTGCGTTTTCGCCTCAGCCTTGAGCAGCAGCGTGCCGTTTACCTGGGCCAGCGGCGATCGCATCCACTGGACCTCGATCTACCGGGTCGGCTCATGATGGACCGGCTGCGAGCTCATCCTGGCCGGCTCCAGGCCGTCATCGTCGCTGCCGTGGCGCTCATCACAGCGTTCGGCGTGAACTGGTCAGCCGAGCAAGTCGCCTCGGTCACGGCGTTCTCAGCGGCCGTGATAGCGTTGCTGCTCGAACCGCCGACCAGAACAGAACGGTGACCCGCCTCGGCGGCCGCCCGCCCGCACCGCTCGTGCGGTTCGAGGAGTGGTCGAAGCGTGGCCGCTGGTGGCCTACCAGCGTGCGCCAACCTGGCCCGGCCGCTGCTGTCGTCGTGCACCACACCGTCACCGCCACGTCGAGGTTCCCTGCCCAGGACGCGCAGCGTGTCGAAAACGTGATCTGGGACCGCCGCTGGACCGCCCGCTTTTCGTCGCTGCCCTATTCGTACCTGCTGCACCCTGACGGCACCATCCTTGAAGGTCGCGGCGTCAAGTTCCGCAACGCAGCCAACCGAGCCACCCGGCCCGACGTGAAACTGTCGAACGGCAACACGCTCAGCGTTGCGCTGATCGGTGACTACCGTGAAGGCCGTGACGCTGTCACGCCGGCGCAGCGCCGCTCGTTCAACTGGCTCACCCGCCAGCTCTCAAACGAGAATCACTTGGGCCATTGGCGCAGCGTTGTCGCTCATGGCGCACTCTCGTACACCGAATGCCCGGCCGAAGCTCTCGCTGGCCTTCAACAAACGAACATCATTACCGACGTCGAGGATCACAAAGACATGTTGCACACCGTTGTTTCGACCACGAACGGCAAAGTTTGGGCCTGCTCGAACGGCAAAGCCCGGCCGATCTCGAACACCGAGAACTGGCTTGCCACGTTCGACGGGCCGATCATCCGAGCCGACTTTGCCGAGCACGTCGTGCCTGACCTGTACGACGTCATCGCCTAACATGCCGACATGCAGGTTTGGGTCGCTCTCATCACCGGCGCGTTCTCACTCGGCGGCATCGCCCTCGCTTCGTTGCTTCAGCTTCGCAACTTGCGCGCCGAGAACACGGCACAGCACGGCGAAAGCCGGCAACTGCTCGGCCGGCTCGATGAACGCTCAAAACTGACGCTGGACCGAGTCGACCGGGTAGCGCACCGGCTCGACCACCACCTGGAGGACCACCACCGTGTCGAAGGCAGACCAGTTCCGACAGACAATGGTGCCGAGTAGGAGGCCCAACTTCCACGCTGTCACCCGCGACCTCGAGGCCAACGACCCCGAGCTGCTCGCCGCCATCCTCGAAGCGCTCAACGACGACCACCCCAACATCGCCATGATTCAGCGCAGCCTCGAAGCCGTCGGCATCGACATGGGCTACTCGTCGGTCGTCAGGTGGCGTGAACATGTCCGCCGCTGAAGAGTTCACGAGGCTCACGGCGCACCGTAACGGGCCGGACCGGCCGCCGCCCGGCTGGGAACCCGGTCACCTCATCAATCACGAGACAGGCGTCGCCGAGTTCACCGGCCTTGCCACCACTGAAGCGATCGACCCTGACGAGGCGACCATCCTTGCCGAGATGCGGCTTGACGCTGGCGAGTGGGCGATCAAGCCCGGCAGCTTGCAGGTGCGCAAGTGGCAGCAGAAGGCGGGCAGCGGCGAGTGGTGCTGGTACTACCGCATTACCGCTGTGCGCCGTTCTAAGGCGTTCGGTGACCTCGACGACCTGATCAGCACGCTACGACGCCGCAAACGCTCACAGCGGCTCTCAGCGGCTCCAGGCGGGCAGGTATGGGCCACGTCGGACTGGCAGGTCGGCAAAGCAGGCACGATCGAGCACGTTTTGGACAGCCTCGGCCAGCTGCCAGCACGCTTCGAGCAGTCATGGCGGCAAGCCGGCAAGCCTGGCGAGATCCTCGTGGCGTTCGGCGGCGACCTGGTCGAATCCTGCAGCCCAAATCATTACGGCGCGCAGCAGCTCTACAGCGTCGAGATGACCGACCGAGAACAACGGGCCGTCGTGCGCGAGGCCGCTATGGCAATCATCGACAAAGCCAGCACCCTCGTCGAAACAGTCACCGTCGCTGCTGTGCCTGGCAATCACGGCGAGAACCGGCACGGCAAACGAGACTCAATCGTTGGTGACAACGTCGACGTCGCAGCGATCGACGACTGCCGCTGGGCTTGCATGGACCTTGAACAGTACGCCGGCGTGTCATGGGCTGTGCCCGGCGATGACCTGACGGTGTGCGTTGAGGTCGACGGGCTGCGTGTCGGACTGTTCCACGGCCATCAGGTCGGCGGGCAGGGTAGAGCTCAGGCATGGCACGACAAGCAGGCAGGCAATCACCGCCCGATCGGTGCCGCTGACCTGCTCATCTCAGGCCACTTTCACTCGTTCCGGTGCGAATGGCTCGGGCCTCGCACCTGGATTCAATGCCCGTCGGAGGATGCGGGCAGCCCGCAGTACGCCGAGACAGCCGGCCCCGGTGCACGCCGAGCAGGTTCCGTCACCGTCGACGTCGTCGAGGGCACCGTCGGTGACGTGCGCATCGTCTGATCCTTGACGAGTTCTCCACACTGTGTTTGGATAACACCTGCCCACCCGGGCACAGACTGGAGAAACAGAATGCTTTACGAGCGAATCACGCTGACGATTGCCTTCGAGGATTACGGCTCCTGCCGAGGACTTGACTACCTGCTGACGTTGTTGGACGAGCACGCAGACAGCGAGTTCATCGTGTTGGACTCCGACATGGTGCCGCTGCACCTGGTCGATTCCCCGAAACTGTCGGACCTCACGACCGAGGCCGACCAGTGAGCCGCCTACTTGACGCCCTCACCATCGCCGGGTTCATCGCTGTCGGCGTCCTGGCCGTGTTCATGCTGGCCGACGTCGCCCTCGACCCGGCCGCCTGCTTCGGGAGCTGCTCATGACCGACCAGCTCGCACAGCTCGCCAAACCCTTTCCGCAGTCCCTGATCCAAAAGAACCCGACCGGGTTCGGCTCATACGTCAAACACAGCGTGGTGGTCGAAAAGCTGCTGGCCGTGGTCGGCCCGTTCGACTTCCGCATCGTGCGCGAGATTCGTGACGCCGACACGGGCTACATTTGCGGCGTCATCGGCGAACTCTCGGTCGAGATCGACGGCCGCCTTACGACGGTGCAGGACGCCGGCGACTGTGAACGGCCCGAGAACTGGCCGCACGACGGCGCACGCATGAAGGACGCAGTCAGCGACTCGCTCAAGCGTTGCGCCGCCCGCATCGGCGTCGGAACCCACCTCTGGAGCGCTGACCAGTTCCGGCTCGACCGTGCCCTCGACCGGCAGGCAGGTGCAGCATGATCTGTCACAACTGCGGCGGCGAAGGCCGACACATCGCCTGGTGCGACCAGTACCGGCCCGAAGTGATCTACAGCAACACGACACCGAGGGCACGCAACACCGACCCGACAACGTCGCACCAGGCCGCTGCCACGATCACCCGCACCGCCGTGACCGACACGCAACGCATGGTCCTTGACGCGCTCCAGGCGCACGGCCCGCTCACCGACGAGCAGCTGTGCCAACGGATCGCCGAGATTGAACGCAAACCGGTGTCGGTGTCCGGTGTCCGTACCCGCCGCAGCGAGCTCGTCACCGACGGCCGTGTCATTGATACCGGCGACCGGCAACCGACACGGGCAGGCCGGCAAGCGATCGTTTGGGGACTGGCATGAAGAAAACGCTTGGCATCAACGTCTGGCCGGCTCGTGATTTTGATGCCGAGTTCATGGTGTATGAGCTCGAAGTCGAGACACCGTGGTGGCAGTTGACGCAGCGCGTGCACTTCCACGACCTGCCGGCGGCGATCAAAGAAGCCGTGGACGCTGTCGTGGCGAACGAGGCACCGAAACCGTGAGCTGGTGGACCATTTGGGGAATCATGGCCGCTGCCCTCGTGGTGCAAGCTGTCGGGCTGCTGTGGCTGCTCGTGTCGCAACGTCGTGACCGAGGCTGAACTGCAGCAGCTGCTGACCGACGCCGCCGAGCTCAACGGCTGGCTCGTGTTCCACGACAACGACAGCCGCCGCAACGCCGCCGGCTTCCCCGACCTGGTCCTCGTCAAACCGCCTCGCGTGCTGTTCCTCGAACTCAAGTCCGAGATCGGCCGTGTCCGACCTGAACAGCATGTTTGGATGGACGCCCTGATGCGTTCCGACACCATCGGCTCGGCGATCGTCCGGCCCGAACACGCCGACCAAATCATCAAGTACCTACAAGACCCAGAAAGACACAAGAAATGACCGAATGGAAGCCCTCATGGGAAGCAACGTGGGAAGGGTTCGCCGAAGTGCTCGCCGCTGACCGCGACGCCCGCCTACGCAAAGAACGCACCGACCGAGCCAAGACCGAACTGTCCGACCCGCCGAAGGCTCGCAGCCACGCCGAACGCATGGCAGCGGCCCGAGGCGTGCACGTTCACGGCGACGACATGCGCACGCCGGCCGCTGACCGTCGACGCATTCGCAAGCACCGCGAGTCCGGCGATGAGTAGCGGCGGCGTGTTCTTCGTCGTCCTAGCCGGCCTCGTCGTGCTGACGTTGTTCTGGGGCTGGCTGTACGTCAAATGGCAGGTTGAGCACGGCGAACCGTGGCGAGAACGCCAGGCCATCGAGGAGTTCGGCCCGATGTTCGACCTCGAACCGAGCAAGGACCACATCACCCTTGACCGGTCAGCGCAGCGGCTCAGGTACGTCACCGACTGGGACGAAGTCCGAAAGAAGGCGGGCCGGTAATGGAATGGTGCACAAAGTGCGGGCACTACATCAACGAACCGAGATTCGATGACCCGGTGCCGCACGTCGTCAAAGCAGCTGCGGAGCTGTGGAACGTGCCCGTGTCGCAGCTCCTGTCACCGTCACGCAAAGCCGCCGTGGTCGCCGCCCGCCAGCCCATCATGGCCGTGCTCTACCACGAGTACGACCTCACCCTGGCCGACATCGGTGCCGAGCTCGACCGTGACCATACGACCGTGCTGCACGGTATCCGTCGAGCTGATCCCGACCGTGTCGCACACCTGCTGGAAGCTGTCCATGCCGACTTCATGGCGTACCCACCTGAACAAGGTTGACGACCAGGCCGCCGACGGAAGGAGTCAGACGCCGGCGGCCCGATCGTTGACACGCTGGTGATCGTGCGAGTAGCGTGCCGGTCGCTTCAACAACCGAGATGCATGGTACTACATGCACGGCGACAGTCAGCCGACCAAATGACTGCGCATCAGCGACGTGACAGGCTGGTCGGCCCATCGAGGCCGATGCCCGCAACGGGGCGAACACGTGAATACGTTGCAACACGAGCTCGTCGGCCGCAGGTGTCACCGTGTCCCCGCACCTGCCGAAGCGACAAGGATCGACGAGCACATGACGGGACCCGCCGAAGTAATGCCCGGCGGCTTGTGAGCGAGCAACTGCCCGATGGGAAGTACCGATCACAAAGACCAAAAGCGGCGCAAAATCTGCACCGTGGTCTTGATCGCTCGCGCCCACCCTCAAGGAAGTACGGGGCGCTAGCAGACTGGAGCATCCGATGACATGCAACGAGGACGGCTGCGGCAACGTGCTCTACTCGCTCGGCTGGTGCCGCAAGCACGCCGACCGCAACCGCCAAGCCGACACCGCCGAATACCGGCAACGCCTCGAAGCGGCCGGCTGCACACCGCAGCACGGCACTCGCAGCCGCTACCGCAACGGCTGCCGCTGTGACGATTGCCGACATGCCGAAACCGCATACCGACGCGAATACCGAAAGGCAAACCGATGACTGGCAAATACTGGTACGAAGACCGAGACTCGCACTGGCATTTCATCAAGCTCGACGAGCTCAACGTGGCCGAGCTGCGCTGGCTGTGCCGGCAGTACGACCTGGCCGAGAGCTACGGCCGGGACGACATGCGCAACCGCATCCGTACCCGCAACGAACGACTGGAGAACAAATGATGTGCCACGCCTGCACACAAGCTGTGTTCGCAACTGGACTGTGCCAACGCCACTACAACCAAGCTCGACGCAAACGAATGCCGACATGCACAGTCGAGCAATGCACACGACCACAACACGCCAGCGAGCTCTGCATGGCGCACTACAAACGACAATGGTCCCAAAGCGACCTCGACGTCAGCCGGCCGATCGGCTGGCGACCACCAGCCAAACCCAAGCCCGGCCCGATACTCGGACCACCCAAGCCCAAGACCTGCAGCGTCGCCACGTGCGATCGACTGCACTACGCACGCCGCTACTGCAAACAGCACTACCGACGCTTCCAGAAATACGGCAACCCAGTCGCCATGATCGACTTCGGCGAGAAACACGACTGGACAGCCGAAAAGACAGCCGTCACCACAATGCCCTCAGAAGCGCCCACAAGGCCCTCAGAAGGGGCCGGTTTTCGCAGGGTAACTGTTTCGGAAT